TAAAATACCTGTCTTGAGCACCAGATGCCAAGAGCTGAACAACACCAGCCATTACTATTATAGCATTCTAAAATTTTAAACCAGCTAATCCACTTTCAACACGAAGTATATTGTAATTGACGGCGTACACTCTGGTATTGTTGTTATCCACTTCATTAATTGGATCTATCTGAATAGTAAGAAGTTTATGAAATATACGACTCATATTAACCTGACCAGTGGGGTAATAAAGTTCCGGTTTTAGGGCAAAACTGTACATGCCAAACTCAGATTGTTTATAGTTTGTTCCAGCTACATATTCTGGTGGACTAATATGATGTTTAAGAGCTTGCTCATATACAAGAAACTTTCTACCTCTATCAAAAACTATTTCATTGTTAAATTGAAGTTTTACATTTACAAGTGTATTGTACCTATTTGGATGATTTGCTGTTACAGCTGCCTCTGATTGTGAAACAAAGAAAAGCTCGCGTACGGGGTGTGAAAAATTGAGCATAACCGACTTTGTATTTTCACCAGCCTTCATCAGAAACTTTGACATCTGCACCTGGGTCACGAGATAATCAAGTGGTCTAGACATCATATAGTTCCTTTCATTGTCCGTCAAAAAGACAAACTCTGTATCAAGCGAAAACTTTTTGATATTTGCCGTGGCATTTTCTGGATTAGAACCACTCACAAGTTCTGCGAGAGGTCTCAATTTTATCCGAACTTCAACAATTTGCTTTGTGAGAGCACACGTTGGAATAGCTAGACTTGGATTTCGGTAAAAGTAAAATGGGAGATCCATATAATATGTATAGTCTCCAGTATAAGCGAGTGTTCCTCCATGGCCATTTAAGAAATACACCGTTTGATCTATGTCATCATCTGTATTATGAAGTTGCTGATGAATATAAATGTATTCACCTGTGATTTTTTCAATAGTTTGACCACCAATGAGAAGCTCGGCACTCTCTACAAGGTGTGATATCACAGAAGGACACCATTCATATCCAGACGAGGGGTCATCAAGGGTCACTTTTAGAGTTAAATTTTTTAACAGGTCACCTCTATCATTTGGAACACGACATGTAACAGTTTTTCCAAACGTGGAGTCTCCATCAAATTGACTCTCAATGTAATTTATAGCAAACTTTGTATGTCTTCTAAAATTCATCAAAAAATGCGAAAACTGTGGATCGCCTGTGAGCCATTGATCTTGGACTCCAGTGGCGGCAAGTCTCAAACGACCAGACATTCCTATAGTATGTGAGTAAAATTTTGCTAAATAAAACGGGACACTACTGTAGAATGAATCTACAATTGAGGAAATTCAAACCCGAGACGATGTCGGACGATCGAGTCTGTGTGTTTATAGGAAAGCGTAACACAGGGAAGTCAACCCTCGTTAAGGATATTATGTATCACAAGAAACATATACCAGCAGGAATAGTCTTATCAGGTACAGAAGAAGGTAATCATTTTTATGGTGAGTTTATCCCAGACCTGTTTGTGTATGGTGAGTACGACAGGGACGCCATAGAAAGGGTTATATCAAGACAACGAAAGATTGTAGGTACAAAGGGGAAGAGTCCATACAATGGTGCTTTTATGCTTCTTGATGATTGCATGTACGACTCAAAGTTCCTCAAGGATACATGCATTCGTCAATGCTTCATGAACGGGAGGCATTACAATATATTCTTCATGTTGACGATGCAATATGTGATGGACCTCCCACCAGCCCTGCGTGCCAATGTAGATTACGTGTTTATTCTTAGGGAAAACATCATACAAAATAGAGAAAAACTCTATAAATCATTTTTTGGGATATTCCCCTCATTTGACATGTTTTCAAAAGTGATGGATGCATGTACGGAAAACTATGAGTGCCTGGTCCTAGACAATACGGTAAAGTCTAATAAGATTACTGATTGTGTCTTTTGGTACAAGGCGACAATCAGGAAGGGGTTTAAAGTTGGAAGTCCCAACCTCTGGAAACTACACAAAAAAATGTACAACCCTAAATACCTCGACCAGAAGGAGGATGATGCCAAGAAGGCAACCAAAAAGACAAATCTCAAAATCACGAAGACGAGATAACAAAGAGGAACTCTGTGACTTTCTTAGGACGATTCTTTAGGTTACGACCTCCCTTGTAGCAACTATAGTCAATTTCAATTTTTTCGTATGTATAGGGTCTAAGAATATCTTCCCACTCACCAGGTTTGATGAAACCTTCATTATTGTATGACACCAGGGTATGTTTTGCCTTTTCCGTAGCCAACTTCAAGGTAAGTTCCATAGCTTCTCTAATTTTACCTTTACTATTGTACTGACTCTTATTCCAATCCCCGGGGATACCTGATACTTTTGAAACTGTATGAGGTTTCTCGTTGGTACATATGAGATTAAGCATGAAATAGTTCGAACCGTATGGGTGTTGATTATAGGGTGGATCTAGATAGATGAGGTCTACCCGAGGAAGATCTCTCAAAAAGTCACATGCATCAAGGCGTCTGACCTCAACTTCTCTCATGGGTTCCAGCCACATAGGACATTCAACTTCAATCCTCTTTGTGATTCGATCAAGGGCGTGGCCACCTTTTCCACCCCAACCACCCTTATGAAATCCTTTGAAAACACCCGACGTATTTGTGTGAATACTTGCTTTCACCAGGAGTGGACCAAGGCAGTAAGGCTTGAGGTGTTCGGGTACACATCTCTCAATATAGTCTATCATTCCATCAATACGCTTAGCATTCTCGGGTGTATAAAACCATCGATCGCATGTGTCACTTGGTGAATACAATTCGGTTATGAGTCCGACTTTATCAGGTACATCATTCATGGCATTAATATGCTGAGCTATTTCAGCTTGGTCACTCCATGTTGGAGTTTTGAGAAAACATATAGATAACATTTCACAGTACTTTTCCAAATCATTTACGTATAACTTTTTGGAATGACTTAGAAGCATTCTTGAAACAACACCTGATCCAGAAAAGGTATCGACGCATGTCTGGGGATTAAGTTTTTTCACAACTTCTTCGATTTTATCAATAAGTTTTCGTTTATTGCCTATGTATGTTATCATGGGTTGATATACATACTCTTTCATGTCTATAATGATAGTGTATGATTTCCTTAAGTGATTCCCCTGCAACATGCTTCATGACTTCTAGGCGCTCATTATCTTTCCACATGGAACTTTCGTATGGAAACTTATCATATTTATGAGTCTTGACACAAAAAATTGCAAACTCTCTATTAACATTCTTTTTAATGTCGATTTTAGAAGTCATTTCAGAAACATCAAATACATTTTCTCCATCCATTTCCCACACAATTGGATCTTTACCAAAGTTTGAGAGTGGTCCAATTCTGTGGATAATACTTTCACTACTATGAAAGTCACACCCAGCAACAAATACAATGTATGGTGAAATCGGTAAATCTTTGAAAAGGTGCCAGGATGCATTAAGATTCTTAAACACTCTCTCAATTGCATTCCCTAATCCTTGTTTGGCAAGACCCTTTGAAAGTCTTAGATCATTTGTACCTTGATACTTATCTTCAACAATCATGAAACAATACTTCTTTGAATCAATAGTCACAAAAAACAGACCGCCGTCTGGGTTGATAAAACATTTATCATTTGTGTATCCATCAATAAGATCTGTAATTTTGATACTTTTTTGCCAATGAAAAGTTCCTGTGTCCCCAATCAATTCAATACAAAACTTTTTTATTTCTTCCAGGATACAATTGAGTGTATGTTCAGACTTCTGGCATACTCCGCTAGCAATTGAAGATCCTAGGTGTATTTCTTTTAGATGTGACATTAAATAATTACTCACCAGCGCGTCACTTAGGTTTATCAAAAACATAAGACTATACTAAAATGGAGACCCTGAACCTGGCGGATAATGGCGATGGAATGGTACCACTTAATGACAATCCAACAACAAGTTTTGTGAATAATTCTGAACCTGAAAAAAATGTGAGTGAAAATAAACAGACTATGGACTCTACTCCAATTAATGATATTATGATGGAACCACCAATGATGATGGATGAGCCCAAGATGCAAGGCATGATGCCACAAATGACTGCCCCACAACCCCAGGGTGCGTATGCGATGCCACAACAAGAACAGAAGGCCCCAGAAAGTAAGAACCCATTCAACCTTACTGATGATCAAATGATCGCCCTTGTTGCGGGTGCTGCGGCTGCCCTTGCGGTGTCTAAGCCAGTTCAAGACAAGCTTGTCACTTCAATCCCCAAATTCCTTAATGAACAAGGGAGCCGAAGTATGGTTGGCTTGGCTTCAACGGGTTTGGTTGCTGCCGTGGTCTTCTACTTTGTGAAGGATCAAATTGTCAAGCCCTGATTTGACTCCCAACCCATATTTGAATAGATTGAGTTATCAATACCTGAATAATAGGTAATCAAAGCTCCAACAGTAAATGCTGTCATGAGCAAGGCACTCAACTTAAGTGTCTTGCCTTTGTCACTTCCATATTCTTTGATCGCCTCCTTTGTATCTTTCATGATAAGATTAAACACGTACATAATAATGAGAGCAAATAGACTTGACGCCAAAAAGAACAAGCGATCCACAGCCAATCTTGGAATGCTTCCCACAATGAGACGCAATACATTTGGAACAACCACCGTGAGCCACAAAAGGTTGACTGTGTAGTTGTTAGTCGCGTGTGGCACCAATGTGACACCATAGATGGCGAGCCAGTAGGCTATCACCATAATCAAAACATTCAATGGTGTTTTCATTTAATATGTGGGAAGAAGATTATTTATCCTGAATGTGCTGTCCGCAAAACTTAGTTCTCTCGGGGATCTTCTCATAAATACCCAAATCTACGCACATGTCACGAAGTTCAAGGTAATTGTTCCAAAATTGATCTGAGTGGGAATACTCTTCAACTGTACAGTGAGCCAACTCGTGGATGAGGACATGGAAGATTTCATTTGGCGACCCATCAAGACAGATCGCAATCTCCTGCCCCTTATTTGTATTGTAGCCGACGGATTCACTCATGGAGTGGAATCCTGTGAGTGGCACACAGCGCACAAGCATTTGAAATTTGGGGTGACCCGTGGAGGCAATGTGTTCGCGAAGGACACGGTACTTCTCCTTGACCTCGATGAGTTCCTGGGGCTCTTTGGTCTGGAAAAGTATCCATAGGTTGATGAACAAAAGTACAATGAATGCGATCATCTCTTATATACAAAGATAAATTTACTATACAGTTCTGAGATTGGATTGCCTGTGAGTCCATCCCACAATTCTAATCTAAATCCCATCTCTTCTAAGTGTGTCACGAGGAGGTCACGGTAGGCTATCGGCTCTGACTTGGGTCCATCGGCGTAGAACGGGGTATCCACCAAGTGTACGAATAACTTTTCACCGTAACCACCGTTACCATGTCCCTTCATGAGGAAGAAATTACCCATCTGGTCCTTAAAGGGTGTTCTAAATATGATCTTCTCTGAGTCTGGTATGATACCTATGAGTCTTCCACCGGGTTTCATTCTCTTTTTGATTTCCCTCAAAGAACTAAAAAACTTTCCGTGACTTTCAAAAATGTAGTGAAGTGAAAAGTTGTAGCACACAATGTCAAACTTTCTATTTGGGCAATCGTGTATGTCACCTTCATAGAAGTTTACCCGCATATGCATATTTTTTGCACGTGACCTGGCCTCCACAAGGGCTGATGGTTCTGGGTCGCACATACTCACATTTGCCCCACATTTGTGCCATTTTTGAAGATCTCCACCGAAGCCACAACCCACATCCAGGATTTGATGCCCCTCGAGGGTCACACTCTGTATGAGTTCCCTCTTGGCATTGTTGTGATTACGACGGATCTCTTCCATACCTTTTTAATTATTCATTCTTTTAAGGTAACTTAAGTTGTATATCTTCAGGACCAACTGGTGAAGATGGCAACCAGTTGAACAAGTAATAGTAGACATGACCAGTACCTTTGAGAAACTTTAATTTTTCCAAGTCTTCCCCACTTTGACCAATATCAAGTGTATTGAATACATCATAGCCTTGATTTCTTGCGAGCACAAAAGCATCATTGTAGACATCACCCACAATGTAAAAGCTATAAACCTGTTTGACAGTGTCCCGTCCATCAACGCGGTCGTAGGGAATTTCATAGAATGAAATGAAATCATCTGTCTCATCGTTTACATACGAGTGAATTGGGAGCATCCAATGCTTGACCCATTCTTTGTCGATGTGGGGTGCCACCTTGAAACTCTCAAAGTACTTTTTCAGCACCTTGGTAACTTTTGGTACATCCCGTTGAGTCATTCTTCTAAACTGGGAGTTCCCGCGAATTTCAAAGTATTTTTCCCTCAATCGATTTGTTTGGTAAAATCCAGTCTTCACAAGTCTCTTCACATTGAGGAAGCGGTGCCAATATGAACTTTTGGCGACAGATCCAGGTATCTTTGTGACCGCCGTGTAAATGGCTTGCCATACATTCTCGGTATTAGCAATTCTCTTGATTTCACCGATGAGCACTGGAGCAAATCCTCTGTCCCTATAGTCTGGATGAACGCAAAGGAAATTGATTTGGACCATTGGGAGTACATCTTGACACACTCTTACTTTGGTTGGTACACTTGAGATGTATCCAATGAGTGTACCAGAGGCATCTTCGCGGATACCTCTATTCTCATGACTGGCGGCCCATTTGAGGGTTTCGAGGGAGTATGACAATCTAAACGTTTCATCACATACATAATGATCATGTAAGAGTTTGTGCGCTTCTTCGAGGGGTGGTTTACACCACGAAAATCCCTGAGGGAGACTGACTGGTTCATGTGTGATCACTTTCTCCTTCTCAATCTCCCTGCCACTTTCATAGGTGTACCCATCTTGTGGCACAGGTTGTTTATCCCAAAACGTCCTCATTTGTAATACAAGTAGCTTAAAGTTTTAAGTA